CTGTGGGATAAGCAATACTTGTAAATCCAAGCATATTGCTTTTTAGCTTACAGACAATTACCTTCATACCATCAACAATACGCTGACTATACTGATCTCCGTTTAGCTTACGCAAGTAGTTGTAGTTAAGAGCCGCTCGAACGTGTCCGGGCATTGTTGCCTTGCCAGTCTTACTACGCTTCTCAAGTTCACCATAATATGTAAGCTTGTTGACTGAACGAGGAGAACCCTTAGTCCAGCTATCCTGTTCTGATAGATAAGTCTTGAAGTCTTTGATTCTTGTGATAATGTCTTCACGCGGAGCACCCCCTAGAACCATAGTCAATACTTCCATCAAGAATTCCTGAACATACTTGGGAGTATCTGCTCTTTTAAGATCGAGACCCATAGCCTTAATCTTACCCATCTTGTCATCGATGTCCTGACGCTTACCTTCTAAGTCAAAGATATTAATTGCGTAACGCTTCTTAGTGATGAACAATGTTCTGTCACCGATGAGTTCACGACCAGCTTTAATTACTTCACCGTTCTTACGAGGGCAATGAAATGCCTTCTCCATAAACGCAGGGAAGCTAACGTTAGTTAGTTCTGCGATTTGGTCATACAAATCAATGCAAGCATCCTTTGTCCATGCAAGTTCGCCGCTGTCAATCTGTTCTTTGAGGATAGGATACGCTGAAAAGTAACAGGAGTCAGTATCACCATACACAATAGCGTCGCCGTCATGTTCATAATTTTCCGTGATGATTTCGTTTATCTGGCTCATCATATGCTTAGTGATTTGACGACCAGACAACGTAACTGACTGCCCGATTCTTTTGTCATAGAAACGACAATGCTCATTCAAAAGTGCGCCATATGCAGAGTTAAGAAGAATCTTACGAACTAACTGTCGCTTGTCGTAGTAATCAAACATATCTGTACCATATGCAGCTTTAGCTTCTTTCTGAATACTCTTACGCTCCGAGTACCATCGTGAAAGCAATCCGGGAATGATTCCTTCTTTCTCATACGTAAAGATGGTTCCATTTGCAGAAATCATATAAGGTTTATTGCTATCGAAGATTAACTTCCATATTTCAGCCGCAGACATTTCTACACTACGACCATCTTCATAGTCAAGTGTGAGCAAAGTGCCACGCTCTTGATTCATAATAGCAGTATATTCTAACGACCCGAAAAGATTTTCCCAAAGAACCGCTCCAGTAACTCCATCAGCATCGTCACCATTCTTTTTCTTACGCTTGTTTTTAGCGAGGGCGACACTTTTTTCGTGCATGTATTGGTCTGTGAGAGATTGTCTGACTTGCCCAACGATTGTTTCTGGGGCCATGTTAAGGGCTCGGATTGCTGAGGGGTAGAGTGAGTTGATATCAACTGCTCCGACCCATTCGTGAATCCCTTTCTTCGGGACAGCAACATAAGCTCCGGCAGCTTGCTGCTCTTCACCGTAATTATCTTTACGCTTTTTGTCAGGGACAATAAATCCTCGTTCATGTGCTTCATTATAAATTGCCATTTCAATCATAGCCACCGAACCCATTACAGTCGGCAGCAAAACAGTATTTTCGTGAGCTAGCGCATTTGCTAGGTCAAGAAACTTAAGCTTGCGGTGAATCTTAAACACCAACATAGTGTCTTGGCGGTTATACTCTACGAACTTTCTAAAGTCTTTGTTGTATAACTGATCCAAACTACCTTCATATTGAGTCTTGCGCTCACCCAATTCATACTCACCGATAGCGTCAAGCGAATAACTATGACGGCTTTCGTAGTTGTACTTTTTGTAAAGCTGTAGATAGTCCATATGAATACGACCAATCAAGTCGTAAGTCTGTTCTTCTTTGCCGAAACGTTCATACGTTCTAGGCTTAGGAAGCTGCCCAAGCAAACAGAACCTGCGTGTATCGTTCTTACTCATAATGCGAGTAACCCGATTAACGCAATAGGGAATATCGTATCCTTCTGAGTTCCAACCTGTGAGTACATCAGCGTCTTCGATAAGTTCAAAGAAAGTTTCAAACATTTCGATTTCACTACGGAACAGTAAGCAGTTTTCAAAATCCGCAGTTAGTTCTTGTGCAGTCTCATCAGTCATGTGCTTCGGGGGAATGACAAGAGTAACGAGTTGGTCTAACCAATCCAGATACACTGAAATAGCAGTGACCGGATTGAACGGATCATCTGTTGGACTAAAGCCTTTTTCAGGGTCAAAGTCCGTCTCAATATCGAAGAATGCTGTGTGTAGTTTAGGAGGTTCTGCTCCCAAATAGTTATCACTCAGGCATCTAAAAACTACAGGAATATCACTCTCGTAGAGTCTTTTCTTGTTGTGAATCCTGCGCTCTTTCTCAAACTCACTCTTTTTGCGAGTCGAGAATCTAGTTACAGGATCCCCATAGATAGTGCGATACTTACCTTTTACATCATCATAATAGAAGACGTAGTTAGTTGGGTACTCCTTGTAGGCGCGTTTGCCCTCAGGAGTACGTTCAACTGCGTAAATTCTATCTGTGCTGGAATCGAGAACTGCGTCAACGTATGACATTAGCTAGTCTTACCGACAGTCTCCAAAATTGTGTTAAGTTCTTCGTTTTCTTCATTAGTTTCATTGAGACGCTGCTTGTGGGCAACTCTGATAGCCTTCTTGAGAATTGAGGGCTTGATTTCAAGTTCTTCTGCAATTGCCTTAACAGTATCGTTAAGACCTTCATTGAGGGTTTCTACTTCTTGTAAAACGCTCATGCCTTCATTGATAAGCTGAGTCAGTTTAGTTTTAGCTTCTTGATTGAATGTACGTGACATGTTTTCTCCTTTAGTCTAGTTAGTATAACAGACTGTGCAGAAAATTCAACTATATTGGTAACCTTATTGAAAGATGTGGTTGTTTTTTTCGCCGTAAATCTTTATGTATTTACCGGCTAGCATATCAGCCATCGCTTCGATGGGTGAACCGGGATAGCTATCGCCGGGTTTAATCATACCTATTTCATGTTGGCGGACATGTACCAGTTCATGGAATACTGTTCTAAGAATATCTACTAAATTACGATTCTTAGCATATACCCAAACACTACCTTCTCCGGGAACATGTCCGCCGGTGTGATGATTTCCTTGCGCTTCATCAGTATCCATTGAAAGTTCAATATTAGGAACCTTTTGAAGCTTGAGCCTTTTAGCAGTCCAGTCTACAAACTTTTCTACTTCATCTGCAACTTCACTATCAACGGTATCATGCTCGTGTTTTTTTAAACTAGGAAATTTCTTTCCTAGTTTGTTTGCTGACGATTCCGCTAATACTTCTTTAAAGCGCATGTGATAATAAATTATCAGTCTTTAGGTGTTTGTGTATGAGTAATACCCTGAACTTCTATCCATTCCTCGTATAAAGCAATAGTATCCGGGTGAAACTTACCTTCTTCGGTCTCATTGCGCAATGCCCAGGCATCATATACCTCTTTACCTTTGTTTTCTAGTATCCAATCTTCTTGGGGTACAAACTCATTCTCAAACGTAAATACGTGGGTTGCATTGCCCATTTCAACTTCTACGGTGTCCATAATTAATCTCCTATGAAATAGTATTTATCGCTTTGGTTAATCTAATTTACCATTGATCCAGCGATCAGGAGTATCATTAAACTTTTTAGTGAACAAATCTTTTAGTGCTTTGTCGGTGATTTTGTGCTTACGTGCAACCTTGCGCATCAAGTCATCGATAGTATTGTAATCGTGCTTATCTAGGGAAGGTAATCGCTTAGCTAATTCATCTACCGCGGATTCGTACATACTTTCGCCGCCACCGTCTCCGCCACCTTCGCCGGAGCTGTTATCACCATAGCCAAAACCCGAATAGAAATATCCACCGTATGCTCGGTTGGACTTACGCTTTTTCTTACGTTCGGTTATGAATTCTGTAGCTCTCATTGATATATTTATCAAATGCGAAGCATATAAGCGATTTCAGGTGGAATCCAAGGTTTATCCATCTTTTCAGGATTCCATACTATGCCGGATAAGTTACCGCATATAAATGCCTCAACATTTCCTAGATAATCTAAACAAAGCACGTTTGCAGAATTTGGCAAACTCTTAATACATTTACCATGATGATAACTGTTAACTTCTAAAACTTCTCTGTGATAAAATATAGGATGATTTATATCGAAGTGCTTTTCAATACATTCTAATTCGCCTCCGATAGATTCCGCTATTTCAAATGCCCCACTAGCGATTCCAACAACCGGCTTGTTGCGTTCTACCATGTTATTAACTAGCACTTGCTCAACTTCGCGCCTTTGTTCAGAATATTCTCCGCCAGTTAAAATTAATGAATCTAAGTCGTTAGCCATAACGTTAAAATCTTGATTTAGCGTGTTTGGAATACAAAATACATTATGTCCTTTTAGGATGTTATACCACCCTTGATCTATAGCATCGTACACGAAGCCCTCATGGTGAATAATGGATTTGCTTAAGCCTATTTTCATATATCTATTTACTGTAAATATGGTAATGGCGACGATTTTACTCGCCGCCATTACGCTTAGTCTCTACTTAATTAGAAACGAAGACCGAAGCCAACGAGTCCACCATGACGACCGAGATTGCCGTCGAAGTCAGTGTAACGATACTCAGCCTTAGCAAAAGTTGAGCCAATGAGCTTAACTTCAAGACCGCCACCTACTGTAAGACCTTCGACCTTAGCAGTAGCAGTACGCTCAAGCTTAGTGTAACCAACGCGGGTATATGCAAGAACATTCTTGTTCAATGTATAACCGAGACGAGCGGCTGCACCGAGGTCAGCACGATCAAAAACGTTAGCTGCGGTCGCTTCTGCACCAACAACTACCTTACCAAACTGAAGGTCATAGCCTAAGGCAGCGCCATAAGCAATGTCAGTTGCGTCAACGCCGTTGCGAACTTCATCTGCACCAGCTGTTACCTCAAGACGAGGACCAGCAAATTCAGATGCCATTGCAGGGGTTGTAAGAGCAGCGGTTGCGAGTGCTGCGATTGCGATTAACTTTTTCATACTTTGTTTTTTCCTTTTAAGTTTGAAAACTTGACATTTTTAATGTCAGAGTTATGTATACAACATATCTGTGTCTGTGTCAAAAATATTGGGTAACTACTTTGATGTTGCCCTATATACTCCATCCCAATTAGCGGGAGGATTCTCTTTATACTCGTTGATTCTTTCTATCATCATATCATAGTACTGGTTCATTTCGCCGCGCCATGCTTGCTTTAATTCGCTTGCATATTTTGCGGCAGCTTCCCAATGTCCTTGACGATATAGTTCTAAGAATTTCATGTGCTGTGTTTCACCCAGTGGGTCGTGGAAGGGGAATACTGTAAAGATTCTAGCAGGTTCAGTTTTACCCTTAACAGCAAGCAAATCAAGTTCAGCTACTTGGTATTGATCCAAAACGTACTTCGCAGTTTTGGGTCCGATGACGATTTTAACGCCATAAGGTTTGCTTTGACCTTCGAGCCTACTAGCAAGATTGACCCCGTCACCAAGACAAGTATAGTCGAAACGCTGATCACTACCCATATTACCGACAACCACAGTGTCAGTATTAATACCGAGGCCCATTCCAAAAGCTGGAATCCCTTCTTTCGTAACTTCATCGTTGAATTCCTCTAGCGACTTTAGCATAATAAATGCGGTGTTGACCGCATCCTTAGCGTGTTGCGGATTGTCTACTGGCGCATTCCAAAATGCCATTTGAGCATCTCCTATGTACTTATCTA